AAAACCAAAAAGCAATAGCTAATACTATCAAGAAAGCTAAACATATAAAATGAATACAAATTACGAAACTACTATTAGTAAGGAAGAATGGTATACACCTACACGTATTATAGATGCACTTGGAATATTTGACCTTGATCCTTGCAGCCCAAATAAACCGTTTAATAAAATAGCTAATAATATTTTTACTAAAAAAGATAATGGACTTCTAAAAGAATGGTATGGTAGCGTATACTGTAATCCGCCTTATGGAAAACAAACTAAATTATGGCTAAATAAATGTGCAAAGCATAATAATTGTATAGCTTTAGTTTTTGCTAGAACAGATACAAAAATGTTTTTTAGTGAAGTATGGAACAAAGCAAGTGCAATATTTTTCATAAAAGGCAGGTTAAAATTTTTAAACGAAAATAACGTAAGCATAGGCAGCGCTGGCGCGCCTAGTGTTTTAATAGCTTACGGAAAACAATATAAAAGGTTAGAAAATTTAGATAGAACTATACAAGGTAAATATATTAAACTATAAACAAAGCAAACAAAAATAGAGATATGAAAAAAGGACAACTAAAAACAGAAACAGTTAAAATACTTAAACTAATAGTTAAGCATATTAACGAAAGTAATGTAGACTACGATAGCGACAGCTTAAAGCACTTATTAAGCGAAGCTATGGCATACTACGATCTGTACTTACTAAAGAAAAATAACAATAGAGTAGAAGCGCAAAAGCTAGAACAAAAGCTAACACCTAAATACGAAGAAGGTCTACGCGCAGCTATTAGAGAATACCTAGACGAAGTATAGATATGCAAATATTAGTATGTATAATTCTTATACTAGCTATAATGTATACAGCACTTACGCTATACTTTGAATATAGGCTAGATAAAAAGAATAAAGAATGGCGCGAAAAGCTAAAACGCACGCAAAACTTAAAAAAGAACTAGACGCTGTATTTAGCAAGTATATACGTTGGTACTATGCAGACGCTAACGGCTACGTAGAATGCTATACGTGCGGACAGGTAAAGCCTGTAAAAGAAATGCAGGCAGGGCACTTTATGAGCAGACGACATACTAGCACGCGCTGGGATACAGAATACGGAAACGTAAAGCCTCAATGTGTTAAGTGCAATATGTTTGCGCAAGGCGAACAATACTTATTTGGTCAAAAGCTAAAAGCAGAAATAGGTGAACAGGCAGTAGACGAACTTATAGCGTTAAGTCGCAAAAGCGTAAAGTACAGTAAAGCAGATCTAGAATACTTAATAGAACTATATAAAGAAAAGCTAAAAGAAATATGCAAATAACAAACGAAGACAATATGCAACTAATGGCAAGGTATGAAGACAATTACTTTGACCTTGCTATTGTCGACCCTCCTTATGGGATAAAAGCATCCAAAGGAGTTGGAAAATACTCTCGAAAAAAATATGGAAAAACAGATAAAAACTGGGATAATGAAACACCGAAAAAAAAGTATTGGGAGGAGTTGTTTCGAGTAAGTAAAAATCAAATTGTTTGCGGTTCAAACTACTTTAGTGAATTTTTATATTCAACGAAAAGTTTTGTTTGTTGGATAAAAAATAATCCAGCACCAACATTCGCACAAGCTGAATTGATATGGACTTCTTTTGATATAAATGGTAAAGTTTTTGATAGTGGCAAACAAATAATTCACCAAATACAAAAAGATGGTGGAAGCATACATCCAACACAGAAACCTATTTGTTTGTATGAATGGCTCTTGATGAACTACGCAAAAGAAGGAGATAAAATACTAGACACTCACTTGGGTAGCGGTTCTATTGCTATTGCGTGTCATAATTTAGGTTTTGACCTAACAGCCTGCGAATTAGATAAAGAATACTACGAAGCAGCTATAAAACGTATAAACAATCATAAAGCGCAGACTAGGCTGTTTTGTTAATAACTTTGTTAATAAGCTGAATACTAATTACTTGTATTTGTCTATTTAATTTGTATAATGCGCTATGCTTACTGACAAGCTAGCAAAAGAACTAAAAGAAGTAGCAAGTAACTTTATACCTGCTAACGATTTAGACGACCTTACCCAAGAAGTTTTCTTATACTTACTAGAATTACCTGCAGACAAACTAAAGCAACTAGTAGAAGATAAACAAATAAAATACTACTTCATAAGGTTATGTAAAAATAACTACTTTAGTAAGACTTCTAAGTACCACTATAAATATAGGAAGCCTGTAGAAAATATTACTTTTACAGATAGCAAGCTACACGCTGAATATATACAATACCTAAAACAAGACGCAGTAGGCTTATATTTTAATACAGATATAGAAGACAGCGATCTAATACACAATATACTAGCAGAGTTATACTGGTACGAACGCGAATTATTTAAACTGTATGTGTTAGGTAAGGTAAAAGATAGGGGCTATACATATAGCACCCTTAGCCATAAAACAGGTATAAGCCGTATGTCTATATACACTACGATAAAAGGCGTAAAGCGTTACGTACGCAAGCGCCTAAAAGAATTAAGAAATGATATATAAAGAACTAGCACAGCTTATAGACTACGATATACCTTGTATAGAATTTTACAACGAAGAAGGACAACTAGAATACTTAGCTACATTAGATAACTTCGAACTAGAAGACATAGATATAATACTGCACGATAAATACGAGCCCTTCGGAATAATAAAACTAAAAAGAAATGCGAAAACCGAACTTAATGGTAAAAGCCTACAACCTCCTGAAAGCAAGCTATAAGCACGCTAAAAACGATTTTGAAAAGGCAGATCAAGTTTTATATAATGATAGAGTACATAGCTGTAGCCGTTGCGACTTTTATAGCGACGACGATAATAGCTGTAACGTATGCGGTTGCCCTATTGCTACTAAGGCTAGCTGGAAAAGTGAACAATGCCCTAAGAACAAATGGTAGAATTTTTAAAACACATATTCGGCTTTTGTGGCGAACCACACTTAAACGTTTTTCATATATTACTAGGCACGCCTGCTATATCTTATATAATATACAAAGTAAAAAAGTTAGTATGCAAATTACAGAAGAACAATATATAAGAATACTAGAAGTATGGGAAAAGTGCAAAAGCGGCAAATGCGAAACGCACGAAGACAAAGCAGAACTAATAACAATATATAACGAAATACACAATACTAAATATAAAACTACTACAAACTGCGGTAGCTGTTTACGTTCGGTATTTGTAGGTATTAAACACATAGTAGAAAAATGGCAGTACCCAAATATTACATAGGTAAAACACATAAGTACGAAGCAAGCAAAGTAGTAGAAGACTTTCAAGGCGATAACTATAATTTAGGCGTGGCAATAAGTTATTTGCTTCGTGCAGGTAAAAAGCCAAACAACCCAAAGGAACAGGATATACGCAAGGCTATAGACCACCTGCACTTTGAACTAAACAGAATAGCTGCAGATAAAGAAACAGAAACAAATTTAGTATATGAAAATACAGACTGTACGTATTGAAACAATACAGGGCAATAGAGATAACCCACGTATAGTTAACAAAGCTAAGTTCGAAAAGCTAAAGAAGTCTATAAAAGACTTTCCAGAAATGCTTAAACTACGCCCTTTGATAGTTAACAAACATAACGTTATACTAGGCGGTAATATGCGCTATAAGGCTTTAGTAGAATTAGGCTATAAAGAAATACCTGTAATACATGCAGAAGACTTAACAGAACGACAAGCGCAGGAATTTATAGTAAAAGATAACCTAAGCTACGGCGACTGGGATTTTGATATACTAGCTAACGAATGGGATAGCGTAGAACTTGAAGACTGGGGCTTAGATGTATGGCAAAATGAAGACGACCTAATAGCACACGAAGAAGAAGAAACAAAAGAAAAAGAAGAAAAAGAAGTATGCCCTTTATGTGGCAAATAATTACAAAATGCAACACCTATGCAGGATAGAACAGAAAAAGGTAAACTAGCTATGTTAGAAGCGTTAGAACAATCGCTAGGCGTAGTTACTACAGCCTGTAAAATGGTAGGAATAGAACGCAAGACACATTACAACTGGCTAGAAGAAGACGAAGACTATAAGACTGCAGTAAAAAGTATAGACGACGTAGCTATAGACTTTGCAGAAAGCCAGCTACATAAGCAGATTAAAAAAGGTAGCACTTCGGCTACTGTATTTTACCTAAAGACAAAAGGTAAAAAGCGCGGTTATGTAGAACGCCAAGAACACGAACTAAGCGGCGGTGCTAGACCTATTAACATACAAATAGATATTGACGAAGACTAGGCTAACAAAGAAGCAAGGACAAGCGCTAAAGTACTTACACGATAAGACTACTACAGAAGTACTATTCGGCGGTTCTGCAGGTGGCGGTAAGTCTTACTTAGGTAGCGTATGGCTTATATACCTTTGCACTAGCTACGACGGTATACGCTGTTTAATGGGTAGGAGCAAGCTAGACAACCTAAAGAAAACAACGCTTAACACTTTCTTTGACGTATGCAAAGAATTTAAACTAATAGCAGGCGTAGACTACACCTATAACGCACAAAGCAATATAATAAAGTTTAACAACGGTAGCGAAATAATACTGAAAGACCTTTTCCAATATCCTAGCGATCGTAACTTTGATAGCTTAGGTAGTTTAGAAATTACTGCAGCTTTTATAGACGAAGCTAACCAAGTAACAGAAAAGGCAAAACAAATAGTAAGCAGTAGGATACGTTACAAGCTAGACGAATATAACTTAACACCTAAACTACTACTAACCTGTAACCCTGCTAAGAACTGGGTGTATAGTAACTTCTACAAGCCACAAAGAGAAAACAGGCTACCAGAATACAGAAAGTTTATACAAGCCTTAGTAGACGATAATAAGCATATATCTAAACACTATAAAGAACAACTGCTAAAGCTAGACGAAATAAGCAAGCAAAGGCTTTTATATGGCAACTGGGAGTACGAGGACAGCGAAGACAAGCTAATAAACTACAACGCTATACTATCTGCGTTTGAACTAGACAATACACCTACAGGCGATAAGTATATAAGCGCAGATATAGCGCGCTATGGTAAAGACAAAACCTGTATAATACTTTGGAATGGTTTACGTGCTGAACAATTTGTGGTTATAGACAAAAATAGCGTAACAGAAGCCGCAGAAGCTATACGAAAACTACAGCAAGCTAACGCAGTTCCACTACAAAACATAATAGTAGACGACGACGGCGTAGGTGGTGGCGTTACTGATATATTGCGCTGTAAGGCGTTTAGGAACAATTCTAAGGCACTTAAAGGCGAAAACTATATAAACTTAAAGACGCAATGCTATTATGCGCTTAGCGACGCTGTAAATAAGTCGCAGGTATATATAAGCACTAATAACATAGCATACAAGAATTTTATAGTACAAGAATTAGAGCAGGTAAGGCGTAAGAACTTCGACAAGGACACAAAGCTACAGCTAATAAGTAAAGACGAAGTAAAAGCAGCTATAGGCAGGTCGCCAGACTTTAGCGACGCTTTAGCTATGCGTATGTACTACGAATTAAGACCGCAGGGTAAGTACTATGTGCAATAAAAAAAAGGGTAGCTTTTATACTACCCTTCCAAAAACAATGAATAGCCTAAAGGAAAGGCTAGCTAAAATATGGAAGCGCAATATACTCAAAATTGAATTTTTATATTTTATATTATGGAATTAGTTATTAACAACGAAACGTACTATATACCTAACAAATGGAACGAAGTAAGTTTAGGCTGCTATATGCGCTTTATGGAAGCGTATAACGAAGAAGACACAGACTTACAAAAGGAAATAGTACTACTTTCTAGTTTTACAGGCGCACCTATAGAAAAGCTAGGTAACATAAAGAAGAAAATGTTAGACCAAGCAGTAGAACACTTAGCTAAACTAATGGATACAAAGGTAACGGAAGACGTTAACCTAATTATAGAAATAGACGACG